ACCAAGTATTACGGACTTGTTCCCCGCTATTTACTTGAGAATGACGATGAATACGAAGAGGTTGAAGAGCTAGTAGACAGCGAGGAAGAAGAAGGCTTCTATGTTGAGGCAATCGTAGTCATAGCTAACGGTGGTACTCTGCTGAAAGCGGAGAAGAACCCGTATATGATGCAAGACCGCCCTGTTGTGGCGTTCCCTTGGGACATCGTACCTTCTAGGTTTTGGGGTCGTGGCGTATGTGAGAAAGGTTACAACTCACAGAAGGCATTGGACGCAGAATTAAGAGCTAGGATCGATGCACTGGCTCTAACAGTCCACCCAATGATGGCGATGGACGCAACTCGGCTACCTCGCGGGGCAAAGCCTGAAGTAAGGCCGGGGAAAATCATTTTAACTAATGGTAATCCTGCTGAAGTTTTACAGCCATTTAACTTTGGTCAGGTTTCTCAGATTACCTTCGCGCAAGCAGGTGAACTACAGCGAATGGTGCAGACTGCGACAGGCGCAATAGACTCTGTTGGTGTTGGCGGGTCGATTAACGGTGAGGCCACAGCAGCGGGAATCTCAATGTCCCTTGGCGCGGTGATTAAACGCCACAAGCGAACACTGATTAACTTCCAAGAGTCATTTTTGATACCATTCGTTACCAAGGCTGCACACAGATACATGCAGTTTGAGCCTGAGTTATATCCAGTATCGGATTATAAGTTTGAAGTCACCTCCTCTCTTGGCATCATCGCGAGAGAATATGAGGTCACGCAGTTGGTTCAGCTTCTACAAACCATGTCTCCTGAGTCTCCGCTATATCCTGCGTTGATTCAATCAATCATAGACAACATGAACCTGAGTAACCGCGAGCAGTTAATACAAACCCTACAAGAAGCAGGACAAGTTTCACCTGAGCAGCAGCAAGCACAACAAGCTATGCAGCAAGCACAGATGGAGTTCCAACAGTCGCAGACTAACGCACTGAACGGACAAGGCGCTGAGTCTCAAGCACGAGCTGCCAAGATCGCAGCCGAAACTAAAGCGATTCCGGTAGAGCTAGAGATAGATCAGATCAAAGCAGTAACATCTAACCTCGCGGCAGGTGATGCGGACGACAAAGAGTTTGAACGCCGCCTCAAGGTTGCTGACGCTGCGCTGAAAGAGAAGAGGCTTAACCTTGATACAGTTAAGGCCATGCCGCAATGATTACCAAACGCGAACTAGAGGACGTAGTTACACAAGTTAACGTAGTCCTAGATCGGATGGACAAGCGGATTCAGTCTTTAGAGAAGCAACACGAAATCCTTCTTCACGAGGTTAAGAGCTTCGTGCAAGCAAAGCCGAAGGCTAAGAAGAATGGATAAAGAAACAGAACAGTATTATGACGACCGTGCGGATATGTTTTTGACGCAGGGTTGGAAGGATTTTATAGAAGAGCTTCGTGCCAATGCTCTTCAGATTAATTCCGTAGAGTATACGAAAGATGTAAATGATTTGTTCTTTCGTAAAGGTCAGCTCAGTGTACTGGCTGACATACTCAATTTAGAATCTGCAATGAACCATGTACAAGAGGATAGCAGTGATGTTGATAATCTTTGATTTCCAATGCGAACAAGGCCATGTCCATGAGGCAATGGTGAATCGCGATAAGGTAACCGAAGGTTATAGGCGTGACTGTCCTGAGTGCGGTGGTTCTAGTAGTAAGATGATCTCACCTGTTAAGTCGGTACTCGACCCCATCTCCGGTTCTTATCCGGGAGCTACTATGAAATGGGCTAAGGATAGACAGGCGAAGATTAAACACGAACGCAAGGTAGCCGAATCATAAGTCCTTCGGGGTAGCTTAGAATTGGTCTTGTCTCCATAGGAGTTTAATAGTGGCACAACTTATTGACGAAGTGACGAACGAGGTAGATGAAGAAATACAACAGGAAGCGGTCTCGGAAAATACTGAAGAGGTAGCCGTAGATGACACTCCCGAACATTATAGGGGGAAAACTCCTGCTGAGTTGATCAAGATGCACCAAGAGGCAGAGTCCCGCATCGGTCAGCAAGGACAGGAAGTAGGTCAGCTAAGAAAAGTTGTAGACGATTTCATTCTTAATCAGACCAAAGTCAACGAACCGGAACAGGCTGAAGAGATAGATTTCTTTGCCGAACCCGACAAAGCTGTTGATAGCAAAATTGCAAACCATCCAACCATTAAACAGTTGGAGCAATTGGGCAATCAAATGAAACAAAGTCAGACGCTTTCGGCTTTACAGCAGAAGCATCCTGACATTAAAGAGATTGCTATGGACGCCAACTTTCAGAAGTGGGTGGTCGGCAGCAAGATCCGTTCAGAGTTATACGAGCGAGCAAACAACAAGTACGACTATGACGCAGCAGATGAATTGTTTTCTTCTTGGAAATCAACTCAAGACGTTGCGCAACAAGCCGTAAGTGTTGAGCGCAAAGAGCGTAAACAAACTCTGAACGCAGCTTCAACGGGCGGTGCTAATGGAAGTTCAGAAGCACCAAGCAGAAAGATCTATAGACGAAGCGACATTATTGAACTAATGCGAACCAACCCGCAACGCTATCAATCGATGTCTGATGAGATCATGAGGGCGTATCAGGAAGGTCGCGTAAAAAGCTAACCTTTGAGAGATTATTATGACTACTTCTACTTATCCTAATATGGGTGGCGCAGTAACTAACACTACTGCTGCTACATTTATCCCTGAAATTTGGAGTGACGAGATTCGTGCGGCGTATGAGAAAAACCTCATCCTCGCGAACCTAGTCAAGAAAATGGGTATGACAGGCAAGAAGGGTGACATCATCCATATTCCTGCTCCTATCCGTGGCGATGCGTACGCGAAAGCGTCAGCAACTGCTGTCACAATCCAAAGCAACACAGAGAGCGAAGTGCAAGTTGCAATTGACAAGCACTACGAATACTCACGCATCATCGAAGATATTACAGAGACTCAAGCTCTTGCTTCGCTCCGTAACTTCTACACATCTGATGCGGGCTATGCTCTGTCACGTCAGGTAGACACAGACCTCTTCACGCTTGGTAAGTCACTAGGTGATGGCGATGGCTCTGCTTGGACTAACTCTGCTGCATTCTACTGTGATGCAACTGGTGGTCTGACTGCCTACGCTAACGACACGGTTACTACTGCTGACGTCTTTACTGATGCTTGTTTCCGCGCTTTGATTCAGAAGCAGGATGACGCCGATGTCCCTATGGACAACCGTGCGTTTGTTATTCCTCCTTCACTGCGTAACGCCATCATGGGCGTTGAGCGTTATGTATCTTCTGACTTTGTTGGTGGTCAGACTGTACAGAACGGTAAGATCGGTAGCCTATACGGCGTTGACGTATACGTTACTTCTAACTGCCCTGTCACAGAAACAGCAGGTGACAACACTGCGGGTGGTGAAATCAAGGCAGCAATGCTCATCCACCAAGACACTATGATCTTGGCAGAGCAGATGTCAGTACGTTCACAGACTCAGTACAAGCAGGAGTTCCTCGGAACACTGTATACTGCTGATACTCTTTACGGTGTCAAGACTTACCGTCCTGACAGCGGCTTCATCATGGCTGTTAACGGCTAGTGGAGATGGGGGTAGGGAAACCTGCCCCCTTATCTTATGCGTAATAAAGACCCCAGAATATCCAAGTTAGGTGTTAGTGGGTATAATAAGCCCAAAAAAACACCCAACCATCCCACCAAAAGCCATGTTGTATTGGCTAAAGTTAGTGATAAAATCAAGACTGTTCGATTCGGACAGCAGGGTGTGACGGGCGCAGGGAGCAATCCCAAGACTGCCAAAGATAAAGCGCGAAAGAAATCATATTACGCTAGGCATAACGCTCAAGACGCCAACCCCTCTAAACTATCAGCTCGCTACTGGTCGCATAAAACTAAGTGGTAATTACAGGAAATTAACATGGCAACGATAGTAACCAAGAACAGCTCAACTGCTTCAGCCGTACAAACTACAAGTGACTTGGTTCAAGGCGAACTCGCTGTCAACGTCACAGACAAACGAATTTTCACAGAGAATGCGTCTACACAGATTGTAGAACTGGGTACTAATCCGTCTACTGTCACTACAGCTACAGCTACCGTTACTGGTACGCTAACAGCCAACGGTACATTCGCGTCTAGCAATGCAGTTATTACAGGCGGCTCAATCAACTCTACGCCTATTGGTGCGACTACCCCATCAACAGTAAGGGGTTCTACAGTAACAGCCACTACAGGCTTTGTAGGCGGTCTGACGGGTAATGTCACAGGTAACCTAACTGGTAACGTCACTGGCAATGTAGTTGGTAACGTCACAGGCGACCTGACAGGCAATGTCACAGCTTCTAGTGGTACATCTACTGTTAATAACCTAGTCGTAAATGGCACGGTAGATTTTACAAACACACGCCTTACTGATGTAGCTGAGCCTGTTGCAGGTTCGGACGCTGCTACTAAGACTTATGTAGACACCTCTATCGCGGCTGTCATTGATGGCGCACCTGCTGCACTAGACACTCTAAACGAGCTAGCTGCTGCATTGAACGATGATGCGTCTTTCCACACTACAGTCACTAACTCCCTCGCGGGAAAGCTACCGCTAGCGGGCGGAACAATGACAGGTCAACTGTCGTTAGGTGCTAATAAGATTGTTAGTGTTGCTGATCCTACCCTCGCGCAAGACGCAGCGACTAAGACCTATGTTGACACCGCAGACGCACTCAAGCTAAACCTCACTGGCGGCACTATGTCTGGTGCTATTGCGATGGGGACTAACAAGATTACTGGTGTTGGTGATCCTACGTTAGCTCAGGATGCAGCGACTAAAGCCTACACAGACTCTATCCTTGGTTCAGCTACGTCAGCAGCAGACTCTGCCGCAGCAGCAGCCACATCAGCCTCTAACGCCTCTACATCAGAAGGCAACGCATCAGACTCAGCAGACGCCGCAGCAGCCTCAGCAACCGCAGCAGCAGCAAGCTACGATGCTTTTGATGACCGCTACTTAGGCGATAAAGCCTCTGACCCT